AGCCGCTGTGGAGCTGCCCACGCTTGAACTCGCCCATGACTTGCCGCATCCCAGCCCTCTTCTGAGATTTGGTTCTCATGGGTCCAAGGGGCATGCCGCGCGTCCCACTAGGGGTAGTCCTGATTCGCGAAGAATATCACACCGATAGTACCGGGCCGCCATTGCCCTGGCGAATCATGGGAAACTCGGTAGACTCGCCCACCTAGCGCCTGCAAGGGGCCATCCATGCTATTGCTCGCAAGCGTGACCGATAAGCTGCAGGTTCTCACCGGCAGCGTCGGTCCCGTCGATGTTCATGCCTCGTGGATGGATAACGTCTCCGGGTCAGTGGTCCCTGGCCGCACCAACACCAACATCGTGACTAACGGCACCTTCGATGTGGTGGCCTCTCCGGGCGCTAACACTCAGCGCAATATCAAAACGCTGCATCTTCGCAACCGCGCCGCCAGCCCCATTGCCATCACGATCCAACATACTGATGGCACTGTTGTCTCTCAACTGTATCAAACGACGCTGCAGCCAGAACAAACACTGCAATATATCGATGAGGTCGGCTTCCTTGCTACCGGCGGCGGCCCCGGTCCTACCGGAACTGGTGGTGGCAGCGGCGGCATTGGCTTTTTTCTTACCGGCGATGTCAAGCTCACCCTGAAAGTCGTAGCCGATCCCGGCTGGGTGCTGATGAACGATGGCTCAATCGGTAATCTCGCATCGGGCGGGACCGCAAGAGCCAATCTCGATACCCAGTCCCTGTTCATGCTGCTTTATGCCAACATCCCTGCGCTAATCCTTCAAGACAATACCGGAGCAACGGTTGCTCGCGGAGCCACCGCACTTGCCGATTTTACAGCCAATCGTAGGCTGGTTCTTCCCGCCGTTCTCGGTCGGGCACTTGCCGCTGCGGGTGCCGGTGCGGGATTAACCTCGCATACGCTTGGCATGATAGCAGGCGAAGAAAAGCACGCCCTTTCCGCAGCAGAAATGGCGGCGCACACTCACGGCGTAAATGACCCAACCCACGCACACAGTGTTGCTGACCCGACGCACGCGCACAGCGTTTACGATCCGTCGCACACTCACGGCGTAAATGATCCGACCCACACCCACGACTTCAGCGGTCTGCAAATTATAGGATATTATGGTACAGGGGGCATCGGAGAAGCAGGCCCTGTCTTTAGCTCAGGCGGCGGGGTTGGTGCCGCATACACCGGCATTAGCATCGGTGGAGCTGGCACCGGCATTGGCATCTATCCAGCAGGCACCGGCATTGGCATCTACGGCGCTTACACCGGCATTTCGATTCAAAGCAGTGGGTCTGGAGCCGCACACAACGTGATGCAACCAACCTCGTTCCTCAACGTGATGATCAAGCTATGAGCGCCGACACCAGCGGAGTTCTACAATGCTGTTGCTGACCTCAGTCAATGATCGTCTGCAAATTATCACTGGTGCAGCAGTACCCGTCACTGTTCACACCAGTTGGGTAGACACCTCGGCTGGAGCAATCGTACCAGGACGCACCAACACCACAATAACAACGTCCACAACGACCAGCATAGCAGGAGCACCTGCAACAGCTACCCAGCGCAACATCAAGACTATTCATTTGCGCAACACGCACGCTACGTTGTCTTGCGATATCACTGTTCAGCACACCGATGGCGCGATCACATCGCAGCTCTATAAAACAACCATCAATGCTGGCGGTGCGATGCAATATACGGATCAGGCCGGATTCTGGCCATAACTCATCGCGTAAACCTGCGATCAAAAGCTGCATGTAGACGTTGCAACGCCTGCACCGTCAGCAAGACGGTGGCCGCCAGCCTGTCGAAATCAAGAATGTCGCTCTCAGCCAGATTATCTCCCGGCTGCTGCTGCAATGGTGAAGGTGTTTGATCTGAGAAGGTCATTTCGCCAACACCGTCCAGTTCGTGCCGTTGTAGAAGCCCAGCACCCTGAACGTCCCACCACCAGCTATAACACTTCCCCAGGTATTCACGGTGCTGTCAGAAATACAGGACACCATTCCAGCACTGGTCAGAACGGGAAGTTTAGCAAACACAACCGGCTCCATATAAGCCCCCGTCGCTCCCCCGATGTGCTCTGCCAAGGCAAAGATCGACTGCGCCATCAGCAACTGATTACCAATAAGAGCATCGAGCCTCATGGCCGTTTCCCAGCCTGTTTCACTCGGTAGGTCGTAGCGCCAACACGCGCTGAGTACCCTAGCGTTGCCGACCACTCGTAACGGATCGCTGCATAGCGAGCTCGCGCCCGCACCGAGAAGAACTGCGTCCCCGGCGTCATCGAATAACGCTCATGATTCTGCACCGGGCCGCCCGCATAATTCGTGGTCTTGAGCGTAACCGTCACCTCACCATTCCGCCCGAACCACTTGAAGTCTGGCTGCACTTGATCAATCAAGAGCATTACCGAGCCGTCACCCAACTCGGTGTAACCAGTCTCCGCATAAACATCTCGCATGGGCTGGTCATCGTCATCATATCCAATCTCATGCTGCTGAATGCGCTTATTCTTGTCTGCTCCAAGCGGCGGCCCCCATACGCTGGAATCAATCCAGGCTGAGCGCCAGAGAATACCGCTGTCCCAAGCCTTCTCCACTGTATTGTACTTCACGTATCGAGTGCACTCGTTCTGTGGCACTATTCCCATCGTTGCCGCATAATCTCCTGGCTCACCACCATTCACAAGCTGAGCACCCCACATCAGTAGATGCTTAGGCGGCTGTCCTAGATACTCAACGGCAGTGACCTTTGTGAGATTGATGAACAATTGCAAGTCTGACTCATCAGAGGTGATGAACGTGAGGGCATAGCGCAGCCAACCATTGCCACCCGGCCCCGATCCCATCGGATCGTCATACACCACCCTTGCATTAAGAACCGTAAAACTAGGCACCGACGATCCGAAGGCTACCAGCGTTCCACCCACCGGATTGAACCTTGCGTACACGCCACCGAATTTGGTCACCGCACGCAGCGTAAAATTTTGCGTCGAACTGTTGTGAACGTAAAGCGAGAACGTGTTAGTCGTTTGCGTGCCCAACTTGAAAAGTTGCTGTGAGACAGCATGCAGCCCAAGAACAGCGGTTTCCTGCACTTTCATAGCCGTGTCTGTAAAATCCGGCGCAAGAATCACCTTCTCCTCTTGAACCAGCACACCGACGCCAGTCCATTGACTAAAGTCCTGTGAGAAGGACAGTAAATTTTTATCTAACTGCTCTTCCAATGCAACGGTAGCAGAAGGGAAGAACCACGCGATCTCATTCGTTGTCGAGTTCGCCGCAGCATAAATCTTGCCGACGTTGATGGTATCGATGTCACTAAAAACATAATCATAGACCGTGCACATCAGTGGCTGCACACCACCATCGCCGTACTGCCAAAACCCCCTCTGCCCCATCCAGTAAGTCATCCGCCCAAGACAATCGATTGCATCCGCTGCGATCAACCCGCAGCCAGTTGCCATCACCGTGAAACCATAGACCAGCGGCGGGCCGATGTAGTTCATCGCCCACGCATCAGTCTCCGTCAGGATCAAGGTTGTCTGGGGTGCCTGAATGCCGCCCACAATCCCGGACCCGCGCGAGAGCCGGTAGCTGCCAGCTTGATTGGTAACCGCTCCAATCCAGACATCATACGTACCGACATGACTCCACCGGATATACAGCGGATCAAAGCTCTCCGGATCATTAAGGTCCGCCAGTGTCCCCAACAAAATCACCTGCGCCTGCGGCATGGCCACAAACATGCCGTTGCTCTGTGACGGCGCTTCCTCAACGATTGCTGTCCACGGACCTTCCGTAATCGGCGGGGTGTAAATCTCCAGCGGGCCGCCTGTCCGCAACATCAAACCGTCCTGTCCAAGATTATCCAGCCACCAACCCATCTTCTGAGGATTGCCAAGTGGCCTCGGCACAGAAAGACCGATCACAGCAGATAGCGTAACAACCCCATTCTCGGACACAGCTCCATCATAAACCTGATGAGTGGCAGTACCCAAGCCATCGCCTGTCCCAAATCCACCCATCAAGAACGTGAAGGTGTCCACCGAAGGAACCGTGTCCACCAACAGCACAGTCCCGGCTGGAACCGTGAAATTTACTTGCTCCCATACATCAACAACGCCCAGCTTCAGAGACGTAGTCCGCGCAAAAACAAACGAATCCCCTGGGTTGAGGCCGTGAGACTTCCAGGTTGCCGTCATCCCACCTGGAATATCATTCGTAAATAAACGAGTGCCCACAACATTGGTTTCAGTGTAGAGCGCCTCACTCGGAATCTCAGGCGTATCAGGATCACCCGGCAGCTCGAAAGTAAACCCACCAGGAACAACGCTGGTGATCGAAAAGGAGTCTCCAGCCGCAATAATGCGTCCCCCGATGGAAATCGGAAGCTCCAGGATAAATAAGTTGCCCGCATCCACAACAGTCGCTGTCGTAACCTTCACCTCCGACAGCCCAACCGTGACGCTGAAACGCGCATCCGCAATAGGGCTCCGTGTACCAAGCCCATACACCGTGGTCTGAACAAGAAGCTCCACCCCCACATCGGTCGCAACCATCAGATTCTTGCGATCATCCAGGTCCAGCCAAGCATGCATCTTGCGGATTATCGCAGCGAACGGTAGCGGCGTGATCCGCCTCCACCCCCCAACCTTCTCCAACAACCCCATCCGCCAGCGCACAAGGTTGCCAGCAAACCAGCCAGCCGACGTCATGACCTGAGTGGCCTGAGACTGGAACCCCGGCTGCGACATTGGCTTTACGAGCGACATCAGGGAGCCCTCGGAGCCTGGGCCAACGGCGCAGGTGCCAGCGAACCAAAGCTCGGACCCTCACCCCGGAAGCGCGCCTGCTCAGTCCCTGTACCCTTCAGCAGAGTCTGGTACTGCGCTTCCCAGCTCATCGCACGCTGCGGATCATCAGCCTGAGCTCCGAAGTCGCGCTGATAGCCGCTGGCAAACACCATGCAGGCACAGAGCAGCAGCTCAGGATACTTCGTACTGAGGTACGTCTCGTTATTGGTCGGAGAGAGCGTAGCTGGCCGGATCAGGCCGGTCAGCTCGACGGTGTAGCTCTTGTCTGGCGTCGGCATCATCCGCACAACATGATACAATTGCTGCGTCGGGATCACAGGCAGAGGCGGAGGCGGGGTCAACGAAAACGGGTCCGCAAACAACGTCGCCTGTGGCGTGCCTCCAATCAGCGCATACTTCTGCGGCACACCGGGCTTGTACGAGGCTTGCGGCCAGAACATATCCAGCGCGGTTGGCGTGATCCGGTCCAATATCGTCCGCTTGCTGGTGCCGCTCACCGGCCCAGCCGGGGTGCATACGCTGATCTGATCGAGTGTTCTCACGCTATCAGGGAGAACAAACTCACGATTGAGCGCAGTGAGCCTTCCTTGCTGCGTGATCGTCGTCACCAGGAACGGGATGTCCTCGTAGATGCGCGCCTCGGCATACAGAAACATCGCCGGAATAATGCGCGTGAAGTTGATATCCGTCTGATTGAGCGGAATCTCCAGCATGGTTTGGAGCCAGGAGACAGTCTCGTCATATTTCATCGGAAATCCCCTGAACATGCGACCAGAGACTCTTGGTATTACCCAATGAGGTAACGGCCACTGCCTTCACACGGTAAGTCACACCAGGAAACAATCCAGCGATCCGCTGGATCGACGCCGTATTCAGAATGCCACCAATGGGCGTTACCACTTTTGGAGGTCCTTCCAGATGATCGGTAGGGTCTGAATCTTTCCCCGACACAACCTTGATCGTCCAGACCGAACTGATCAACACCTCCTCTGGTTGGAGGTCGTGAATAAAATCCAAGCCGAAGACTTCGTTTTCATTCCGCTCTTGAGGTGAAAAGTCCCTGCCACAGTACAATGTAGCCTCCTATCATCTCACCCGTACTATCTCATTGCGAAGCATGTTGATCGGCTGCTTGAGCACCCTGACACTCATCGGTGTGAAAAATACATCCTCATCGATAAAGAAGCTGGCAGTAACCTCCGTCGTCAATGGCGGCATCTGCAGAAAGACATCGTCTTCAAAGTAAAACCCAGGCTCTATATAAAATAAATTAAGCCTATCCCCGGCCAGATCACGATCATACCACGAATACAGCGTCACTCCACCGCCGCCGTCATCCGGCCAGCCGACAAGCCGATAATCCTGCTCATAGACGTAGTAAAGAACTAGCGTCATGTTGCACCTAGTCTTGCTCTCGTCTGTTGCGTTATCTGTTCTGCCATTACATCCTGATTCGCCTTCACCATCTCATTGCGAAAACTCTCGACCGCCGCCCCCGTCTGACGCTGCATCTGCGAGTTCTCGACCATCAGCACAGGAAGCCACGCTATCGCACAGCCCCACTGATCGATGATCTCCTCACCCTGCGGATGCTTGCCGCGCAGATGCACCCACCACTCACAAGTGTGACACACCTGCTTCATCGGCTTGCGCCACAGCGGGCACTTCATGTCACCCTTAGCGTGGGGCTTTCCAACATCAGTCATCAGTTCTTGCTCGCTATGATGATGTCCACGTACTGCACCCTGTGATCCATAGTATGAGAGTGTCCCGCACCACTGCCGTTAGCAGCAATACTAATTCCAGTATAAGCGCCAGCAATGCTAATACCAGTATAAGCCCCGTAAACACCCATGCCAGTACCAGCAGCGCCGGAGCCGCTACCAATATATTGGTAACTTGTAGGCTGGTAAAATGAAACAGGATTCTCCCCTGCAAGATAGTTAAAAGAAGTAACACCACCACCAGTAGTTAAGAAATAGTTATCGACGGTATAAATACTATGAGCGTGGCCTGGATCGTACAGACCGTGAGCGTGGGTCGGGTCGCTCACACCGTGAGCATGCGTCGGGTCACTCACGGTGTGTGAGTGCGACGGCATCTCGGTGACTGTCAGCGCGAAGCTATCAGTTGCAGTGCGTCCAAACAGTGATGAAAACGCTACCGAACCACCAGACCCTGCCGTTCCACTTACAACACGCAAGGCCTTATCGTTATGCGTAGTTTGCTTCGTCCATCCCGTGGGGGCCGCAGTTTGCTGGAACAGCATCAGAGTGCCAGCCGGAAAACTTCCAGCGGCGGCGGCGATTGCCGCTTGAACAAAGGCTGTAGTTGCGATCTTAGTCGAAGCATCAGAAGCTGGCGATGGCGTCGGTGCACTCGCAGTCGTAGTGAAGATCGGGGAATCTAGCTTTGCGTAAGTGCCAACTCCCTTGACGGTCGTTGCCGTTACCCACTCTGCGACCTGACCAGCAACCGGCGTACCACTGTTATTGACATTGCCGCTACCTTGAGCAGTCAGAGTACCGCCAGTAAAGGTCAACCCCGTGCTGACGATTACTGGTGACCATGTGTTGGCCGCTGACCGATAGTAGATCGCATTGGTGCCCGCCGCCCCTGCCAGCGAGGTCAAGTCTGCATCGAGCGGTTGGTAAGTCGAGGCCGCCACACTTGGTGACAGCGCACCGATATCACTCAACACCGTTGCTGGGCTAACACCCTGGATCGTCGTATCAGTAACCCACTTGGCATACTGACCAACCGTGGGTGTGCCGCTGTTGCCGACATTGCCGCCGCTGCCGGGAATGCCCTGCGGACCTTGGATACCTTGCGGACCTTGTGGTCCTGTCAGCCCCACTGGCCCTTGCGGACCCGTCTCACCTTGTTCCCCGCGCAAACGCAGCAAGATCGCAACATCCGCGTTGCCAATAAATACAACGCCAGACCCACCAACATACTCTACCGGAACCTCAAACCAAGTACCGTGAGTTATCGCTGGACCCAGCAATCTCCATTGCTGATAGTCTGCCGCTAAATTCTTATCCTGTAAAACGATCTCATCATCATGTGCCGTTGTCGCAAATATCGAGGTCGGATCGAAACCGTCCTGCGTGACGTTATTCACATAGAGCGCCGTCGTTGCAACATTCTGTATCGTGTTGTTGTACCGATATCTCCCCTCACCAGGATCAGCAGCCGCCGTACCATTGTCCTTGCGATAGAAAAATCTGGACGTGGACGCCCCTCCTGGCCCCTCCGGTCCAGTTGCCCCTGTTGCCCCAGTCGCTCCAGTTTGCCCAGGCGGACCCATTGGGCCAATTGGCCCTGGCACCATGCTGTCTGCACCGTCTATACCTTTTGGACCCGGTGGCCCTACTGGACCGCGTACAGCAACGCCCTCAGCGTCGATCTCCACCGTGCGCGCAGGGACAGCGACATCCACCGCCACAACAGACGGGATATCGACATCAACCTCGACAACAACGGTGTCTTCGGACGTCATGTCTAGGTTGGCCTCCACTCTGATCCAGTCCAGTGCTTGACTGGCTTCTTTACCCAGGCACTCCCCATCCAAACCTTCGCGGGCTTCCCTACCCAGTCTGAACCCGTCCAGACCTTTGCCAACCCACCAATAATGACCCCACTGGCAACCAGCGTCTGCGCGTCCTGAGCCCGACTCAGCACACCCGTGACGATGATCTTACCAGCAGCAGACAGCGTCTGAGCAGCCTGTGGTGTCGAAAGTTGCCCACGGACAAGGATGCCACCAGCAGCAACCAGTATCTGGCTAGCCTGCAGTTGATTGAGCGAGCCGCTAATAACAGCGAACGCAACATTGCCTGCTGCCGAGAGCGTCTGACTGGCCTGCGGTGCCGTCAGTATGCCCCGAGCAATCGGCCCACCAGCCGCAACTAGCGTCTGACTAGCCTGCGGTATCGAGAGCTGCCCGCGAGCAACCGGCCCGCCCGCCGCAACCAACGTCTGGCTGGCCTGCGGTGCTGAAAGCTGTCCACGAGCGATTGGGCCAGCTTGGGCAGCTAAAGCCTGACTGGCTTGTGGCTGATTGAGTGCGCCGCTGAGACTGACGGTCCCGACCGAACCCAGCGCCTGATCGGCCTGTGTCTGACTAAGCGAACCACCAATACCGACCACCGGCACATTGGCCGCTGCTGCTAGCGAGTTGTCAGCCTGAATGGCATTGAGCTGACCGCTGACACGGACAGTGCCAGCCGCAACAACCGTATGAGCCGCTTGCGATACAGCGAGTGCACCACCAACAACAATCGCACCTTGGGCGGACAATGTCTGCGCCGCTTGCGGTACCGAGAGCTGCCCACGAACGGTAACGTCACCAGCCGCAACCAGTGTCTGACTGGCTTGCGGCTGATTAAGCGCGCCACCAACACTGACGGCCCCAACCGCAGCTAATGTCTGATTAACTTGTGGTTGATTGAGCGAGCCGCCGACAACAGGTCCACCCGTCGCAACCAATGTCTGTGCTGCCTGCGCGACATTAAGTGTAGCGGTGATTAACGGGAAACCGACATTGGCAGCGGCACTAAGGGTGTTATCAGCCTCAATGACACCAAGAGTACCGCCAACAACGACCTTGCCTTGGGCCGAGATCGTTTGCGCAGCTTGCGATACGCTCAGTGTTGCACCGACAGCAACCGTACCGCCTGCCGAGATTGTCTGTGCCGCTTGTGTGACGCTTAATGTGGCGCGCGCAACAGGACCGCCTTGTGCGGACAAGGTCTGCGCTTCTTGCGTGATCGCAAGCGTGCCAGTGATACTCGGCGCTGCGACCGTAGCGTTGGCGGCGAGTGTGTCGCCCACCTCAATGACAGCAAGCGTACCGCCAACAACGACCTTTGCTTGTGCGGCCAGCGTTTGCGCCGCTTGCGAGAGCGCAAGATCGCCGTTGACGGGACCGACAGTGCCAGCCGCCGATAGTGTCTGCGCGGCCTGCGTTAGATTAAGCGTGCCAAGACAAACGACCGGGCCGAACGACTCGCCCATCCACGACAGGAAGCCTGACGGTGCAGCATAGGTGAGGTCCGCGACTTCGGTGCAAAGCGTTACGATGTTGCCGCTAGCGTTAGGAGTGATGAAAAGATTGAAATCAGTGCCTGCTACCGACGAAACATCAAAGCCATTGGTCCCTGCCGCCGGATCGCCAGAACCATTTCCCCGCCATGCAGTATTGTTTCTGCGCGCCCAAATCCGTTTGGCGTCAGCATCCCACGCGAAACAAACGATATCGCCTGAGACGGGAACAGCGTCGAGAGCGCTAACGAATGAGTTTGTACCGTTGAGATACCAAGCCCCACTAATGATCAAAACTGTGTTGGCTGTATAGCTACTAATGATTGACGTTTTATCTTTTAGGCCTGGAGCCGCAGGATTATTGGTGCCACTAAATACAAATTCGGTATAGTATATGCCTGTGCTATGCGATGTGGTTGAACGAACATTAGCGGAGGCAGTAGAATTGCACGTCGCCGTTTTATCAGCATTGGAAAGCGTGGCATTCGCGCCCTTGTCGTTGACATTCCACGCATCGGCGGTCGGGATAATCTCGCCCATCCATGAGGTGAAGCCGGACAGGCCATCGGTATAGCTTAAGTCCGCAAGCTTGGTACGGAGAGTAAAAGCACTAATTTGAGAGCTTTGCCCCCAAAGAGCGTGAGCGGTGTTTGGAACAGTCGAAACATCAATGCCGTTGGTGCCGGTCGCCGGATTAGCCGCAGCATCTGCATTCCAAAGACCACCGTTGCTGCGGAACCAAATTCGTTCCGCACCCGTATCCCACGCCATACTAATAACATCACCAGCAACGGCTGCTGGTCCGAGATCAACCGAACCGGGAGTACCTAGAACAGCAATGACACCAGTGGATGCGGTGTAATAAGTGCCTTGAAAGGCACTGGTAATAGTAGCACTCGCTTCATGAATGCCGACGCGAACGCTATTCGGAGTATCAAGAACGAACTCAGCATAGTACTTACCGGCGGTTCCGTTCGTTCTCTTTGTCGTTGATCGAACACCACCAGAGAGAGCGGTTGTAACCGTTGCGGTCTTGTCGCTGTTGGAGAGCGTGACGTTGGCCGACTTGTCGAACGCGCTCCACGCATCCGGCGTCGTAGCAATAAAGTCCGGCGTGGTGATAACACCGGCACTCTCTACATAGAGAAGCACATCGCCGCTGTTGTTGCCCGATGCAGTAATAATCTCCCACTCGCAGTGAACCCACAGATATTCATTGTTGAGAGTGATTGCCGCGCCCGGCGTAAAGGTTACCGTGCTGGTAGCCGACACCGTGGTCGAGAGCGCCGCCGTGGTCGTACCGACGAGGACCGCACTCGTTATCTCTACAGGGGGGTTGGTTAGAAGATCGACAGCGGTGGTCTTCCAAAGGCGGAGCTTGATGCGTCCGGTCTGCGACGACGCGACCGAGCAGCGCACGCGGAATGCCAACGTCCAGTTGGTATTAGCAAAAGTTCCAGTGAATGGATTTTCAGTTCGCCAACAAGCCGCCGACTGTGACTGAATTGAAGTTAATCTGTCGCTGGTGGTGAAACTTCCGGTCACCTGCTTTTGACGCGCCGACATTGGCGACATATTGGCGGTGGCGATCTTGCCAACCGTCCATCCGGTCGTCATCAGAGCGCCGGTTGGTGCCGTACCTCCATCTTGCAGCGAGAGCGAGCTTGTTGCTCCGCTCGGTGCGGCGTCCTTGAAGTATAAACTCTTGACCGCCACCTAGTCCTCCCACCGGAAGGTGAACGTGCAACGATCATGGTTCGCGATGTGCTGCGGCACGCTTGGCCACGCGTTGCAGCCTTGCGCCCAGTAGGTGTCGACGGTGTTATGGATGGAGCACAGGCGCTCGCCGTTTACTTCCGGCTTGAGATACGGGCACGCGCCATCGTGCTGTTCGGGCAGATCATCAATGCCGCCGCGACAACACTGTCCACATTTGCAGCATTCGCCCTCGCGGACCCATACCATTAGGCATTACCAGCAGTCACCGTAAAGCTCGTCACCGTTACCGTCTGGCCCGACGCAATGCTGGTGTTGTTGAGCACCAAATCAGTAGTGACGTTGCCCTGGATGTGGCACCCAGCACTGCCATCGTACATGCGGAAACACTGCGCCGTGCCAGTCGCTGACGCAGCGACCGTCCACGATCCTGCGATTGTCGTGACACCGCTGGAGCTGGTCAGAAAGACCGCCGGAAGCGTGATATCGGCAAGCGGCCCAGACGGGTCTGCCGCCGCACAGTTGGCTGGTACCGCGCCGCTGAATATCTTCAGATGCCCAGAGCTGCCAATTCTGGTTTGAAGCTGCGAAGTCTGATCGTTGCGCAGCGTCGTGCTGTATTGCATTGCCATTTACGTCTCCTCAGTTTGTGTCAATCCAGACATCGTTGACGTGTGGTGATACGGGAGGGACAGTCCCAATGGTAACGGAACCCCCAATAACACCAGCACCGGCAGGACCGGCAGGACCAATCGGCCCAGGCGGACCTACGGGACCCATCACTCCTGATGGACCTGTTGAGCCTGTAGCCCCCGTAGAACCAATCGGCCCAGGCGGACCTACAGGACCAATCGCTCCAGGAGGACCCGGTACCGTACTCTCAGGCCCCGATGGCCCGCGTACACCAACCACCGCAACATCGATCTCGACAACGGCCATGGCATACGCTCATGTGCTATCAGTCACGTCTGGCGTGACGATAACCGCTCCGCCTATCGGAGTCTGAACCTCAGTTGATGGATAGGTAATCTGCAAATCCCAAACGCCCTTGGGAGGCAACGAACGGCTCACTACCGAAGAGAGCGTTACATCAACAACATTCGGCAACGTGACCGCGCAGTTCAGCAATGCGATTTGCTTACCGCCAGGACGATCACGAATTTCAACTTTGGAAGTGGCCCCCGTCAGATCAGTCGGTACGCCTGATGCCGCCCACAGCTTGAATCGCCAGTGCGCGCTATCCCCGCGATAGATTTCCAACTGATAGTCTGCCGGTGTCATGCTCAACCATCATTGTCAGCCGTGTAGGATCACGTCCTGTTCAACGTGAAACGGAGGCTCGATTACCTGCGTGAACGGAAACACTGTACGCCGCTGCCCTGTCACCGAATCATAGTGCTTGTCCAACAACAGCGTCTTGCCGCGACCCATTAGCTCATCGAAAAGCATCTCAGCCTGCTTACGATACGGCACCGATTGACGAATGGCATTGACCAGCAAATTAACCGCTATACCAGCCGCTATCTCTGAAGGAGCGCCATTCAGCAACGCTATCACTTGCTCGAACAGCTCCTGCTCGCCCTGGTGCCTACTCTTCAATGGATCGTTCATGGTGCTGGCACCGGCTGTCCCAGAGAGAAGATGCCCTGTATGTTCCACTTGACGATGATGTTTCCGCCATTGGCGGACAGCGGCAACCCGATGATGTTCGTATCCTCGTACAGCACCAGACGCCATGTACCCTCAAGGCCGGGATTTTTCCGATAGAGAACAATCGCGCCGATTACGGTCCCCACGATGTCATCGTAAATAACCTGATCGGCGCTGAAGATCGTATTGTTCACAACCGGCGTAGTCAGTTGCGCGCCCGCCCCCACTACATTGGTGATGCTAGGGTAGAACTGATGCGTAGGCGAATAGACGTAGCCATCCAGGATCGTGACCAGCAAAAGATACGCTGAAGTGTTAGGAGCCGCCTGATCGAGGGATTTATCGTGATCAAACTCCCTCATCAGAGACTGCTTCCAGAGTGGGTACAGCGCGTTTGCCATCCTAGTCCTCCGGTATGTCAGGCAGGCTTTCGTAAGGCTGCGGGAACGGCTCACCCGGCCAACGCCTTACGTGTTTGTGCACCGGCTCAGTACGCGGATTGAGAACCGGCACCGGATCAGGCGGAAGCACAACAGGCCGCAGCGTCGGATTGGGCCTGTCGTTGCACGCCTCGCACACCAGAAATCCGGTGCGCTTGATGAACTTCCCCATGTACTGGGTGTCCCACACCAGATCACGGTGGTTGTAGAGAAAGCCGCAACGGTCACAGAACGCAAACGCCGCCGGTCTGGTCGGGTCTAGATGGGCGTGTCCTTTGGGTGCGAACGATCCCATCAGTACACCTGACTGGTATAAGTGGCCAAGGCAGGCACAACGCGCAGCGGCGAGTTCTCGACGTCGCGCTCCGCCGCCTGCCGGAAGGAATTTCCTGCGCGCACCGCCAACTGATCCATGCGCCCTGGCGCATAGAGCTCCGCCAGCTTGAACGCCAACCCAGCGACATATGCCTCCAGGAACCGATACGGCACCTCAGGCCCAATCCCATTGGGCATGCTCGCGTCCTGCATCTGCCGCGCTCGGTAATACTTCAACGTATAAGGCCCAGCGGCATCCGGCGGTTGCCACAACGTGATCGTGGGCTGCATCTGAAGATTGAACCAGTAGACCGAGGGCGGCCCCAGCGTTTCCTTGTCGGGAAAACTGGCATAGGTGTCGCGATCAACCGAGGTGATGATCCTGTCCTTCTGCGGACCATGCTCGGTCGAGATATAGGCCGCCATGATCATCACGGTGGCAGGATCAACGTCATAGGTATCGACACCCTCCAGGATAGAGGTCGTCATCAGCTCCACGGTCCAGAGATTGACTTGCTCATTCGACCAATCAACCTGCAACAGATTGCAAGCCATCGCCGCATCATGCAGATGATCAACCGTCAGCGCCGTGCGCCGTATCTGGCACCGCCCATAGGCCGCAATGATCACGTCGGCCAGGGCTGGTTGCCAGGAATACGTCCCGCTGGGATCGGTCATGGCTGTGTCCCCGTCACAAAAACAGGGATCGGATCAGTAGGAGCAACCGGCGGCGTGCCAGTCGCATAGACGATAGGGATCGGCTGACCTGGAGAACGCGGGAAGTTGGCCGCAACCTCAACGACCGCCTGCGCCATGCCGGGACCGACAGGAACCGAACCGTCCGTGACCTTGACAACAGGAATCGCTGTTACCGGGGCCAGCTTGCCGCTGCCAGTCACAACCGACATCGCGTTGATTGGAGCAAAAACCGCTGCCATGGCCCTCATCTCGTTGTAGGTGCGGAGAGGCGGGATATTCCGCGCAACGGGAGGACGTTCGTGAGAGCTATCCAGCCTCTCCTCCCCGCGTGGCTAGACGCGGGTATCTCTATTTCGTTTTGCCGCCCTTCTTGTACTTCTCCGAAGTGGTCGATGGCATTGGACGATCCGTAGGCGTACCCACACTGCCGCCATCAGCCTTCCCGCGCACGAAACCGCCGCTGCGGAAGTGCCCAACACGATCAGGCCGCTTGTTCGAGGTTTCCCCGGTCACCGTGGTGTGGAACGTGTTGCTGGTGACCTTCTTCGGATTGCGTGTTTTCTTGGCGGGCTCGCCGCCTTTGTACAACTCCGAAGGCACGCCTACGAAGTCATCACGCAAATCGCGCGGGGTGTTGCCGAGGGGGCCTTTTGCCATTCACGACGCCCCTCTTAGTTGTCGGCCCATGTAACGGTGAACGTCGCACCAGTGCCACTGCCACCAGTCACAGACTGCGCACCCGCCGGTCCAGGCTTGGTCGCATTGCCGGGATTGATAATGTTCACGGCAGAGATAATCCCACCCGCAGCAGTCGTGACCTGGAGAACCACAGGACCAGTGTTGGCAGGAAGAGTGAGCGTGTTCCCGACCGTGTAGCCGGTCCCGCCAGCCGTCACCGCCACCGACGCCGCTTTTTGGGACAGCGATGTCGTATCCGTTGCGCCGTCAAGCTCGTCCTGAATGCCGGTTGGCGTGCAGAACCCGCCAGAGGCAGGCTTCGCGCCAAGTTCCAGGAACGGAACACCCGTCAGTCCGCTTGCCGTCCCGCCGATGGCACTGAATAAGGCCAGCGAATAGCTTTGATTGGTGACGCGCTTGGTGACAATCGCCGCCTGCGGACGCCGCGTCGGGTCCGCGAAATACCACACGGTCGTGCCAACCTGCGGAAGCATATGTCTAGGCATGGATCAGCCTCCTAGCTGCATAGTCATAGCCACGCAGTCGCCGTCACGAAACCGGGTACGATCCGTACACCGACCTCCAATCAAAGTACGAGAACGCATAACGCTCGCGGCCCTTGACCTTCAGGTTATCGGTATCGAAGTCCACGTACATATCCATCTCGAAAGGCACGCGGTCGTAGAAGATGAGCCCGCGCTTGTCGGTCTTGAGGAACCAAGCAAAGTTGGACGTCAGGAACTCGCTGACGATGTAGTCGCGCAGTCCGCCACCAACATGCTTGATCGCATTCACATCGTTGTCGTTGGTGCCAGGACGCAGCTCCGTTCGCAGAAGGCGAACTGCAACCGGCTCCAGCGCCGCCGGGATCACAAGACACTCGGCCCGCGCCACGATCTTGATGCCGCGCTCATCGACCCAGTTGTTCCGGATCGTGGTCATCGCCGTGAGCAACGTGCTCTCGTTCAGATTGACCTCAGTCGCAGGCTTGTTTGCCACCACCCCACTGTCGATGGGATGATCGACCGCAAACAGCGCCTTCTGATCGCCACCGATGGTGGGATCGTAGACGTTGCCGACATTGAAGATGTTCCAGGCATAGATTTCCTTCGTGGTCGCGAAGACGTCCTGCAAGCCCAGGTTCGACGGATTGAACTCTGCTTTATACTGGTTGTCCTCTACGGCCTTCCTGGTGATGATATAGCCAAGACTCAGCTCTTTCATCTCAGCCGAGTACATCCACCGCTCACCTGCCCTCTCATCGAAGTAGGTGGAAGCGCCTTCGCCCTTCTCACGCGCCAGGGGCAGGTACGCCATCTGGGTGCGGCGTTCGAGAGCCATCTTGGA